AGCGAGGCCGAGGTGGCAAGTCTCAGAAACGTTGTAAGCGATTACACCGGCGTCGGCCTGCGCGAGCTGGCCGGAACCATGAAGGATGTTGCGGCAAGACAGGAAACGCTGGAGTCTCATCTGGCTGAGAAGGAAGAAGCGGCTCCGGAGATCAACCTGCAGCTGACGCTTGTTGATCCGGCAAAGGCGGTTAGCGATGAATCTTGATTTTCAGATCACGCCGAAACAGCAGCTGTTTATGGACACGGATGCTTTCGAGGTCCTTTACGGCGGTGCAGCCGGCGGCGGCAAGACGTTTATTCAGGCGCTGGACGCTCTTGTATACGCGCTGCGGTATCAGGGCAGCAGACAGCTGATCCTCAGACGCACATTTAAGGAGTTGGAACGCTCCATGGTGCCGCAGACGATGGAGTTATATCCGGCCAGTGTTGCCAGCTATAACACGAGCAAGCACATTTGGAAGGTTGGCCGTTCTACCATTGAGATGGGATACATTGCAACCGAGGCGATGTGCAGCAGTACCAGTCCGCCGAGTACGACGTGATCCGGTTTGACGAGATGACGCATTTTACCGAGAGCATGTACACCTATATGATCTCTCGCGTGCGCGGCACGAGACCGTTTCCAAGACACGTCAAATCCACCGCCAACCCTGGCAGCGTGGGGCACACCAACGCCAAGAGCCGGTTTATCGACATTGGCGCTCCGATGCAGGTACACCGCTGCGAGGGCGGCACGCGGCTGTTTATTCCGGCCAAACTGGAGGACAACCCGTTTCTGCTTTCCAAAGACCCACAGTATGAGGAACGCATGAAGAACCTGCCGCGCGAAATCTACATTGCACTGCGTGAGGGCAACTGGGATTACTACGTCGGACAGTATTTCACCGAGTTCAAGCGGGAGCTGCACGTTGTTCGTCCGTTCGAGATTCCGGCATGGTGGAGACGGTATGTTGCGATCGACTACGGCCTCGACATGCTGGCGGCATACTGGATCGCGGTAGATGAGAACGATTATGCGGTGGTTTACCGTGAGGTTTACCAGCCCGACCTTATCATCCCGGAGGCGGCCAAGCGACTGCTGAACGCAAACTGTAATGACGATATCACGGCATGGTTCGCGCCAAAAGACCTGTGGAACAGGCGGCAGGAGACCGGCAAGAGCGTATCCGACTTGTTTGCGGAGTACGGTCTGTATCTCTCTAAGGTGAGCAACGGCCGTGTGGCCGGATGGTACGAGCTCAAGCGCCGGCTGCAGCCTGTGCCCGATGTGGATGGTACACTCAGACCGAAATTGCAGATTTTTGATACCTGCTTGAATCTCATTCGCACACTGCCGGGCTTGCAGCACGACGAGAAGAACCCTAACGATACGGCAACCGAGCCGCACGAGCTGACGCACGGACGGACGCGATCCGGTATTTCTGCGATGGATGCCCGCTGCCTGCGGAACTGCCGAGAGTAAGAGACGAGGATTATCTATCAACTGAGGAGGAAATGGGAAATGTATTTAGCTATTAGTGCCGTTGCGGCGATGTGTGCTTTTCTGGCTGCTGTGCAGACCCGAAACGCCAAGCGCTTGGGCGCGGATTTGCGGGTAAAGACCGTGGAAGCGGAATCCTTTCAGCTGACTGCGCGGACGATGGAGCAGAGACTGCACACCGAGGAGGCGGCGCGCATGCAGCTTGCGGACCGCATTACCAAGGTGGAGACCGCCCTGCGGGAGAGTGAGGACACGGCCTGCCGGTTGCGGCAGGAGCTGCAGACCGGACGCAAAGCTGCGAAGGAGCTGCAGGAAGAACTCGACTCCACTAAGGATGCACACGACGCGGCAATCAGCGCGATGTGGAGCGCCCGCAACGAGGTTGATAATCTCAAGCAGGAGAACGGCAAGCTGACCGAGGCGCTGAACACCGAGCGGGAGGCTGCAGAGCACTTGAGAGAGGAATTACTCAAGGAGCAGGCGTACCGGCTGAGTACCGAGGGCCGCATTATGCGTGAGGTGAATAATCTGCTCTGCTATGACGGAACCGCCCACGGGCAGGAGGATTTGAGCGATGAATGAGCAGAAAACCACGCTCACGGCTGACAGGGTGCAAGCCGAGTACGAAAAGGGCGTGCAGTACAACACAGGCCTCGGCCTGTACGAGGACGTCAAGCAGTGCGAGAACTTTGTGGAAGGGAAGCAGTGGGAAGGACTCAAGAGCAAGAACCTGCGTCCGATCACGATGAACGTACTGGATCCGATCGTGCATTACAAGGTTGCGCAGATCGTCTCGAACGATGTGGATCAGGAGGTTGAACCGTTTTTGCCTGATGAACAGGCAGAGTATGCGGCGAAAATCCTTGAGCAGAGCATTGACCGCGTGGTGGAGCGCACCAAGCTGAAAAGTAAGCACCACATGGTCCTGCGCGACGCCTGCGTAGATGGTGATGCGGCACTGTATTTTTACTTTGACGCAAGCAAGCAATCCGGTTTGGGCGGTGTGCAGGGAGAAATCTCTGCCGAACAGGTGATGAACACGAATATTCTGTTCGGAAATCCGTCTAATGCGAACGTGCAGGAGCAGCCGTACCTTATCATTGTGCGCCGCAGACCGGTTTCTGAAATCCGCAAGGATGCAAAGCGGCTCGGTTGCAAGGACTGGGAGAGCATTGAGGGCGAGTCCGACGGCCTGTACAAGGGTGATGACGAGCAGAATAACAGCGACAGTCTCGGCAACGAGCTTGTGCGGTTCTGGAAGGCCGAGGACGGCCGCGTGCACTACTGCCGCAGCTGCGGGCGCGTGATGATCGAGCAGGATGTGGGAACGGAAATGACACTCTATCCCGTCGCGTATATGAGCTGGAAGCCGAGAAAGAACTGCTATCACGGCGTGATGGAGATCAAGCCGCTCATCAACACGCAGATTGAGATCAACAAGCAGTGGACGGCGCTTGCGATCATGCTTCGCAACAATGCGATTCCCAAGCTGGTGTATAACCGAAATAAGTTCCCGGACGGCTGGAACCCGGATGCAACCAGTATCGGCGTGACCGGCGATGTGAAGGACGCGCTTACCGGCGTTGCAGGCTCGATGCCGATTCCGACCGAGGCCACCGGCATTACGTCAACAATGACGGACGCGCTCAAGAGTGTTGCCGGTGCCAATGACGCGGCGCTCGGCAACGTCAAGAATCCGGAGAACAGCAGTGCGATCGTAGCGGTACAGACCGCGAACGCTGCGCCGCTCGCACTGACCAAGATCGCGTATTACCAGTTTGTCGAGGACTACGAGCGGGTGCTCATCGACATGATGCACGCTTACTACGGGATGCGGCAGGTCAAGATCACGGACGAGGCGACAGACCCGGAAACCGGTGACACGCAGGAGCAGACCCGCGTGGAGATGTTTGACTTCGGCGCGATTCCGGTGGAGGCGCTGGACCTCAATATTCACATTGGTGAGGCAAGCTACTGGTCGAGGATTCTGCAGGTGTCCACGCTCAACAACCTGCAGACGGCGGGTGTTATGCCCAATATGGTTGAGTTCCTCAGCCGCATGCCGGAAGGCTCGGTTAAGGATCAGGAAGGTTTGGTCGAGGCTGCAAAGAGAGTGCAGCAGCAGGCCAGCATGCAGCAGGCATTACAGGGAGGTTTAACGAATGGATAACACGAATGAGAGCAAGGCGGAACGCTTTGTAAGACTGGCAGAGCCGCGCGTGAACCGTGCGTGCAAAGCGATCAGCATGATCGGCCATCTGGCGGCCAGCTCGTATGAATACACTGATAAGCAGGTTGAAAGCATGTTTGCGGCGCTTCAGGACGAGCTGAACACACAGAAGGCGAAGTTTACGAAGAAGGGAACGGACAGACCGTTCCGGTTTTGAGGTGTAGTGCCATGAAAAAGCTATTTATTTCTCAGCCAATGAAGGACAAGACCAACGATGAGATTGAACGCGCGCGTGAGCGTGCTATCCGCGAAGCGACTGAATATCTCGGTGAGCCTGTCGAAATCATCGACTCCTTTTTTAAGGATGCACCGCACGACGCAAAGCCACTTTGGTTTATTGCGGAGTCTATCCGGCTTATGGCAGATGCGGATCTCGTTTATTTCGCCAAGGGTTGGAAGGACGCACGCGGCTGCATGATTGAGCGCGAATGTGCTGTGCAGTACGGCGTTCCGATTCTCGAACCTGATTATTGATTTTTCTGTTCCGGCACTCGGACGGGCGGGAGCTGACCTCACCCGCCCCATTGATTCCCCTTATTTCTTTCTGATGGCGGGCACCCTCGTTCGGGTCGAGGGCGTCCGTCCGAGCGCCGGAATACAACTGAGTCCGAGACTGTTACGGGCAGTAATGCCCGACGACCGAGCCTGCATTGCACGGAACGGCCATACCTATTTTCTCCTTTCTATTGTATGGCGGCGGCAAGGCCTGCGAGTATTTGGCCTTGCCTGTCCGTCAGAGTCTCGGACGATATGTGCGGTGTAGCTCAACGGTAGAGCAGCCTCTTCTTAAGGGGTGTTACATTGACGATACGTCATGCGTAGATGCAACGGCCAGTCACCAATGCTAAAACGTATGTATGGTGCTGGTTCAAGTCCGGCCACCGCACCCGACTTTATATTTTCCTGCACTGCGGCGGGCGTGGGATTCTCGCCATATTATCCCGCGTCCGGGTTACGCATTCCCCGTGCGTGCAAGGATACAAGCGGGTGCAGTACCAACGGAACGGTGCTGCGTCCGCCGGAGTGCAGGAACACACGATAAACACACGATAAACACACGGCAATGAGACGCAAGTCTTTTGCATATAGGAGGATTGTCTAAATGGATTGGAAAACCAGCAATCATATGGACGGAAGCGAGATCCGTGACAGTATCGGTTTACAGTATTTTGCCGAGGACGGCAATACATCCGACACCGGCGCGGACATGGACGGTTTTAACGGCGACGATTTCCTTGCGGCGCTTGAAGGCAATGACGATCTGGAAAACCAGCAGACCGCCGCCGAGGGCGCAGAGGAGACCGTGCAGGACGGCGCGGAAAACCAGCGCGCCGAAGAGCAGCAGGAAGAACCGGAGAATCAGCCGCCGGAGGGCGGCGAAGTACCGCCGGAAACGGCAGAACAGCCGGTACAGCCGGTACAAACCGTGCCGCTCGTCTACAACGGACAGCAGATCATGCTGCCGGCAGACGCAGTGCAGGCGCTGACCGGTGCGCTCGGCGCGAACCCGGTCGAACTGCTCCAGAAGGGCATGAATTATGACCGCAAGGCCGAGCGGGAAATGCGTGTTCTGGATCAGTACGCTGAGGCCGCTGGCATGAACCGGCAGCAGTACCTGGAACAGCTGGAGGGCGCACGCAATGAGCAGCTGCTCTCGGCTGAAATCGAGAAGTGCCGCGCGGAGTTTCCGGAAACGCCGGATGCGGCGCTCAAGGCGATAGCCGAGGGCCGCATGGCTTCCCAGCGTGCAGCCGCGGCACAGGCCGCCGAACAGAAGCGCGCACGGCTTGACGCCATGCAGCAGAGGATCGACCAGACCGTTGCGCAGGCAAGGCAGGAGGCCGACGAGCGCGCGTGGGACGAATACGAGACTCTCGCAGGCGTTCACATGCCGGAGGACGTACCGCCGCGCGTGATGGAACTCGTGAACAGCGAGGGCATGACGCCCGTTGCCGCGCACTGGCGCTATCAGGCTGAGCAGAATGCACAGGCTGTACAGATCGAAAAGAAGAACAACCAGAACAAACAGATGAGCCCCGGAAGTGTGGCAGGGAATGAGGGCGACACGAGCGACCCGTTCCTGCGCGGCTTACTGGGACTGTAAAAGGAGTGATTTTACAATATGCCTATTTATCTTACTGAACAGTATGCGAAAGCTGTAGAAAAGCTGTATACCCATACCTCGTTCCTGCGCCCGCACTGCAAGGCGCACGTTGACATGATCGGCAAGAAAACCTGCAAGGTTTACCAGATCCTCACCAGCGACCTGAACGACTACAAGCGAGAGGGCAAGGACCGCTACGGCGTGCCGAACGATGTACAGGACATCGTACACGAGTACACCATCACCCAGGACAAGGCGTTTACCGCCATTGTAGACAAGGGCGACGGCTCTCAGCAGGCTATCAGCAACAAGGCCGGCCAGTACCTGCGCCAGCAGATCTCCGAGAAGTGCGTGCCGACCGGCGACAAGTACGGTTTCAGCCGCATTGCGCGATTCGGCCATATTCTGGGCGTTGCTGCTGCACCGACCAAGAGCGACATTATCTCCACCATCTATGATGCCGCCGCTTATATGGACGATCACTATGTTCCGGATGACGGCCGTATCCTTTTTGTTCGCGTAAGCGATTACAAGAAGATCATTCTCTCGGACGAGTGGGTCAAGCTGGACAATCTGGCGGGCAAGCAGCTGCCCACAGGCGTTGTTGGTCAGGTTGCGGGCTTTACCGTTGTAAAGGTTCCCGACCGACTGTTCCCGACCGACGTTTATATGCTCGCAATTCACGAGCAGGCGCTTGCGTTCCCGTATACCATCGACGATACAAAAATCCACACCGATCCCCCCGGCGTTTCCGGTTCTCTGGTTGAGGGCCGTCAGATTTACGATCTGTTCGTGCTTTCCAGCCGTGCGGATTCGGTTGTCGTTGTGGCTAAGGCCGCAAGCAAGCAGGCGTGCACTGTAGCGATCGCTTCGCACAGTGCGACCGTTATGGCGGAAGGTTCGGACGAAATCTGGTATACGCTGGACGGCTCTGACCCGCGTTTTTCGGCAAACCGCATGCTGGTCGCATCCGGCGGCACGGTTGCCACCAAGGCGGGCGAGACCATCAAGGTCGTTGCGTTCGGCAAGGGCGGCAAGCTGACTTCGGATGTAGCGGAGGCTACCGACAAGTAAATTTAGGAGGAAAGAATGGCAACAACAGTAAGAAAGATTTTTGATCTTGCGGCCGCCATTCTGTTCACCAGCAAGGGCGGCGATACGGATTACGATGCGTATTCGCCGCTTTTGCTTGAGCGGCTGCTGATCGAGGCGCTGCCGTATGAGAACGCGATCCGCGCGGCGAGCGGGCGCGAGGAGCTGGCCGCAGCGCCGGAAATCAGCGCGATTGACGACACGGCGCTCGACTGGGACGACAGGATCACCCGCGGCGCACTGCCGCACGGCCTCGCCTCGGCGCTTATGATCGACGAGGAGGACAAGCAGGCACAGATGGTGCTCGAGCGGAACTACTTTGTCGAGCAGCTCGAGGATGCCGCGCCGGCGGTGCTCGGATATGGGGACGGTGAATAAGAATGAAAACCATGACGGTTCCCAACTTTTCCACGCCGACCATCGGCAGAAAGAGTTACAAGCGGTTTCGTGGCGTCGATTATTCGACCGATGAGACGCAGATTGACGACGGCAGAAGTCCGCGTGCGGTGAACGTTATCGCGGACGAGGGCGGCGCGCCCGAACGCCGGTGGGGCTGGCGCACAGTTGTTGACCTCGGCAGTGACAAGCCGATTGCGGGTATTTTCCCGTATGAGGCCACGACCGAGACAGGCCGCACGATGATCGTCCATGCGGGCGATACGCTGTATAAGTTACGACTGAACGAGAGTACCTATCTGCCGATTCCGGACAGCCAGCAGACACTTTTGACCGGACTGAGGAGCGGCGGACGCTCGCAGGGCTTTTACCTCAACGGCAAGCTGTACATTTTAACCGGGTCGGAATATCTGGTATACGACGGCAAGGACGCGAAGCACGTCGGAGACGATACGGCGTACTGTCCGCTGACCAGCTATCAGCGCAAGCCTGCGGGCGGCGGTGAGGCTTATGAGAAAGTCAATATGCTTTGCAAGTGGCGCAGAAACCGTTTCGTCGGGGACGGCTCGAGCAAGACATTCCAGCTGGACGTCACCGGCATTGACAAGGAGCAGACCATCACGGCGAAATACCATATCACGGGCGATACGCTCGAGGTGGCGAGCTTTGATGCGAAAAAGGGCACGGTGACACTAAAGACCGCGCCCAAGGCGCCGGAGAACGCGGGCACGTCCAACATTGAGATCCGATTTGCAAAAACGACTGAGGACCGGAAGAAGATACTCGGCTGCACCATCTTTGCCATTTACGGCATGGACGGCTCGGGCGACCGCGTATTCTTTTCCGGTAACGGCAAATATGCAAACACGGAGTGGTTCTCGGGACTGACAGACCCGACATATTTCCCCGACATTAACTATTCGGTGGTGGGTTCGAGCGATTTCCCGATCATGTGCTATCTGAAAGCGCAGGGCGAGCTGCTTATCATCAAGAAGGATAATCGCCAGGAAGGTACGATCTGGCATCACGCGGGCGTTGTGAGCAACGATGTTGCGGCGTTTCCACTCAAGGAAGGTGTGCCGGGTTACGGCGCGATTGCGCGGTACTCGGCGGCAAACCTCAACGACGATCCGTTATATCTGAGTCCACGCGGCGTGTATGCGCCGACGACAACTTACTACAACAACATGCAGGTGCGGCAGTTATTCTGCCGGTCGAGACGTGTCAATCCGAAGCTCACCAAGGAAAATGGCCTTGCGGATGCGGTGGCCGCCACCTGGCGCGGGTGGTATGTTCTTGTCGTGGACGGACGCGCTTATGTCGCGGACGGCAACCAGGACAAAAGCGACAACGGTTATGAGTGGTACTACTGGACCAATATTCCGGCGCGGGTGCTCCGCGCGGATCAGCAGACCATGTATTTCGGCACCGCAGACGGCAAGGTATGCAAGTTCAATGACGATATGCGGACAGAGGAAAATGAAATTCTCATGCGTGCGTACAACGATGACGGCAAACCGATTCACGCGGAGTGGGCGTCGAAGCTCGACAGCATGGGCAATATTGCAATGCTCAAGACCATGCCAAAGAGAGGCTCGGCGGTACACCTCAAGCGCTATGCACGCTCGAAAGTCGATCTGTATATTCGCACGGAACGCGACAGCGGCAGGCTGTACCGCGAGTTTTACGCGGACAGGCTTTCCTATGAGGATATCAACTTTGTGCGGTTCACGTTTGAGACGAGCGCGAACAGTGTGCGCCAGTTCCGCGTGAAGAAGAAAAAGTGGAAAATGATTCAGTTTATTTTCGTCTCGGATGCGCTCAACGAGGGTTTTGGTATTTATGAGATCCTGGTTAAGTATATCGAGGTAGGAGAGGAGAGAAGTGCGTGAGTATTAGAGATTACAAAATTACCGATGCGCAGATTGCGGAAAAGGGCGTTATTGCGTCCCCGGACACGCTGACCGGCACGGCAGACGAGAACAAACGCGTGTTTGACCGTCTGGTGCGGGAATGCGTGGCTCCGCAGTTCAACGAGATTGTGGAGACGTTTGCGGATATGGAGGAGTCCACGACCGAATGGAGCGGCGAGGAGGCAAAACGTCAGCTGGCCGAGCAGGGCCGCGCCTCTGCCGAGAGTGCCCGCGTGAGCGCCGAGGACGACCGTGCGCAGGCCGAGAGTGCCCGCGTGAGCGCCGAGACCGCCCGTCAGCACGCCGAAAGCGCCCGGCGACACGGCAGAGACCGCCCGCGCCAATGCGGAGAACAAGCGCGACACCGCGGAAAAGAGCCGCGTTTCTGCTGAGACCGGCAGAGTGAACGCCGAATCTGCCCGTGTGACGGCGGAGAGCCAGCGGGCGAACACGGAGAGCAGCCGCGCACAGAATGAATCTGCGCGTATTTCTGCTGAGACCGGCAGAGCGGATGCTGAGGCAGACCGAGTGAGCGCCGAGGATACGCGCATTGCCAATGAGACCGCGCGGAAAAACGCCGAGACAGACCGCGCCTCTGCGGAGACTGCGCGCGAAAGCGGCGAAGCGGCGCGAAAATCTGCGGAGAAGTCACGCGAGAGCGCGGAACAGCAGAGAGAGAGCAGCGAAAGTACCCGTCAGACCGCAGAACAGAGCCGCGCGGGTGCAGAGACGGCAAGAGCAAATGCCGAAAAGGCACGCGCGGACGCGGAGACCGCAAGAGTATCGGCAGAACAGGCAAGAGCCACGGCAGAAAGCAAGCGAGCTGCTGCGGAAACTGTTCGTCAGAACGCAGAGACTGGCAGAACCGACGCGGAGACAAAGCGTGTGAGCGCCGAAACCGCAAGGGCCACGGCAGAGGGCAAGAGAGCGGATGCGGAGACCGCGAGAGCAACAGCCGAGACAAAGCGCGTGAGTGCCGAAACCGCGAGAGCCAATGCGGAAAGCACCCGTCAGACGAACGAGACCGCCCGTGTGAGTGCGGAAAAGAGCCGCGCCGCTGCGGAAACCGCCCGTCAGACCGCCGAGAAAGCACGCAACGTGTGGGAGGAGTACAGCGCAGGCAAGGCGTATGTACTCGGAAACAAGGTCAGCTTTAACGGCTCGTCTTATGTATGCACGGCCGCAACGACCGGACATGCGCCGACCGATACCGCGTACTGGCTGCTGATCGCCAAGAAGGGTGAGGACGGCAAGGGTGCGGGCGATATGCTGGCAAGCGTTTATGACCCAAAGGGCAAGGCGCAGGATGTGTTCCAGTATGCGGACGCAAAGGCGAGTGAGGCAAAGAGCGCTGCGGATACTGCACAAACCGGTTTGAATACGCATATTGCAAACAAGAGCAATCCGCACGGTGTGACGGCGGCTCAGGTGGGAGCTGACCCAAAGGGTACGGCGGCAAGTACGGTATCTACGCACAACAGCAGCACAAGCGCTCACAGTGCGCTTTTTGCAAAGAAGCAGGACAGGCTGACCGCCGGAACGGACTATGCGACACCGGAACAGCTGACGACGCTCAAGACCAAGGCGCACAAGGTATCGCTGACGGTTGCAGGTTGGGATAGCTCGACAAAACAGCAGACCGTATCCGTTGGTGATGTGGTAGCCGATGAAACGGCACAGCTTATCCTGCCGATGCCTGCGGCGGCCTGCATGCCGGCGTACAACGATGCGGGTATCCAGTGTACCGCACAGGCGGCGGGCAAGCTGACGTTTACGGCGGATACCGTGCCAACGGCAAGCATTGACGTTTATGTGACGGTTACGCCGGTGGCGTTTTCGTGAGGTGAGAGTATGATTCATAATACTGCGAAGCGGACAAATAATCCTGAAAATATGTGGATTATTAACAGCACTCCAACAACTACGAATCTTGATGTGAGTATCAAATTCACATATGAGTACAATGGTGTAACCAAAGAATCCGACGGAATTTATCTTTATGCTGGTGGCAAGCTGGGACATAGCATAGCGTATCTAGGCTTTAACAACGCTGACAATATCGTATATTCCGCTGGGGACAGTCTGCTTGTTTACTTTACGGGCTGGTTATCTGATTCACTTCGTACAATCACATTCCTTGAGCCGCCTACCGGCGACCTGCTCAAATGGTTACAGGCAAACGCTGTGAAACAGTAAGGAGGACAATATGCACAACTTTAGCATACTAAAATCCGAGGGGGCAGTAAAACTACTGCCTCGGCGTACTGCACAAAGGATGGTGCGGTATGATACTCAATCGGACTGCCGGAGGGCAGAAGAAGTACCACATATTAAATCAAAAAGCATTACTTCTGGTCAATTCAGAGTATGCAGCAGCAGGACAAATCGTTGGAATGGGGACATTCGAAAAGCAGGTACTCGATTTTGGAGACAGTTTTGTAAAAACCGCGTCTGGGACAATAATTCCTATGGGGCAAGGCAAAGTACAGGGAATAACATTTCCAGATGGGAGAATCCATTATTATTTCGTCATGCCTGCGGAGGATGTAACCATCTCTTAACGGAGGTGGGCGTATGATTTTGAATAATGCACACATTACATCAACTAATACGGAAATCGAAACAGTGATTGGCAGTTCTATGGCTGGGTATTATGCTGTCTGTGCATATCAAACAGATCAAGGAGAAATTATTCCTCTTCCACAGAGACTTTCGACTGGTGAAAAAAAGGTGTTAAAAAATTCGTATATGGAAGTTCCGGATACGATTGGTGGATTCCCTATTAAGATTTCTCCAAAGGGATCACTTGAATACTGCGGGAAGAGCAAGAGCAAAGGATATAGTATTTGGAAAGTGATTAGTGATTTCGCCGTTCTTATGGACGATTAAATGAGATTTTTAACGGTGACCTTAAAAATGTATATATTATGGTACTGGATGAAAACAGTTTTCTGACAATTGAATGCCTTAATTTCGCCCACCCAACAACTAACCACAAAGGAGAAAACTATGTACGACAACATTTACATCAAAAGCTACGCCGGGGATATCGGCGTTCCGGAACTGATGAGCGTTGGATAAGCGCCTGCTGGGGCTGTAAAACATACGCGCAAAGAAAAAGAAAACGCGAAAAGGAGACGAAAATGGATAATGTAAACAATTTTAAGGCGGCTGTTACCGCTTGCATTGCCGTCCTTACCGCCCTGTGGGGGTGGTTCGGCTGGCTTGTGGTGCTGTTTGTTGTCGCAATGGCGGCGGACTACCTGACGGGCACTGCGGCGGCAATGCAGAAAGGGAAATGGTCGAGTAAGGCGGCAAGGGACGGCATTTTTCACAAAGTCGGTTCCATCGTAGTGGTTGCAGTCGCAGGCGGCGCGGATTTGCTTATCGGTATGATTTGTGACCATCTGCCGGGCGTGACGCTTCCGTTTGAATATACGGTTCTGCTGTGCCCTCTGGTAGTAGTCTGGTACACGCTGACGGAACTCGGCTCTATCGTTGAGAACGCGGTTTCCCTCGGTGCGCCTGTCCCGGCGTGGCTGCAAAAGGCACTTTCCGCCGCAAAGGACGCAGTGGATAAGTTAGGGGAGGAGAACGATTGATGAACATTCCGTTTGTGCCGGCTGATCCGAGCAACTACTACTCCGGCCGCGGCGGCAATTCGATCAAGTACATCGTCATGCACTATACCGCCAACGACGGCGATACCGACGAGGGCAACGCGCACTATTTTCAGGGCGCAGGCCGACGGGCAAGTGCACACTATTTTGTCGATGAGGACAGCGTTACGCAGTCCGTCCGCGACAGCGATGCAGCATGGCATTGTGGCGGCGATCTCGAGAGCGCGCATCACCCGTTACGCGGCATTTGTATGAACCGTAATTCGTTGGGTGTGGAAATGTGCAGCGACATCGTAGGTGGCAAGTACACCATCACGCCGCAGACGGTAGACCGTGCCGTCGAGTTGGTCAAGTATCTTATGGCGAAGTACGGCATTGACGTAGATCACGTCGTGCGGCACTATGATGTCACCGGCAAGCTGTGCCCCGAGCCGTGGGTACGCGATGAAAGTCTGTGGCGTAAGTTCAAGGCACGGCTGACCGCGAAGGACACGCCGGTAAAGAAGGAGGAAGCCAAGATGACAGACAAGGAATTTGCCGCTTATATGGATCGCTATCTGGCGGCCAAGGCTAACCAGCAGCGCATCCGTATGCGGCGGACGCTTGGAAGGCGATGCAGGACGCAGGTATTACGGACGGCACAAAGCCGCAGTGCGCCCTGACCCGCGAACAGTTCGCTACCATGTGTCAGCGCATGGGGCTGATTGGGAAGGGCGTGAAGTAAATGGGACTGGGTGCTTTGATAAAGGCTGCTGCCGGTGCTGCCAAGGCTGCCTCGGCGGCAGCTAAGGCCAGCGGCGGCTCGTCCTCGGGCAGCTCGTCGGGTTCTTCCGGTTCGAGCGGATCGCTGAGTGCGAGCGGCAAGAACGGCTTGTACTCTATCGGCTCGGACAAGGGCAAGAATTTTGTTTCGAGTGCTGCTGCAGGCTCGACCATGAAAGGCTCGGACGGCTCGACATGGACCAAAAACAGCGACGGCACGACCACGATCAGCAAGGGCGGCTCGACATGGACCTATGGCAGTGCGTCCGGCACCGGCTCCGGCGGCTCGTCCTCCGGCAAGACTTCGGGCGGCGGCTCGTCCAGTGGCAGTTCGGGCGGCACTTATACGCCTGCGGGTACTTACAATGATGCGCTGATCCGGCAGAATGACGCACAGCAGGCGGCAGAAATTGACGCAATTAAGAAGCGGTATGAAGAAGCAAAAGCCATCGGAGATGTAGCAGGCATGAAGAAGGCCCACGCGGACGCCGAGGCAAAGCGTAAGGAATGGGGCTATTCCGGCGGTGCGGACGGCTCGGATTACATTGCAAGCGGCGGTATCGCCGGTGCGAATCTCGGCACGCTGATGAGCAATCAGTACAATCAGGGCTTTCAGGACTACGAGAAGAAGATGAACGATGCCGCACAGGCACAGCAGAGTGCTTTGCAGGCCAGCGTTGACTCTGCGGTTGCGAATCTGGAAGGGCAGAAGTACACCATCGGCAAGAACACCGAGGCGAACAACGCTGCGGCTGAGAAGGCGTACATGACGGCGATCAATCCGAACGGCTCCATGGCTGAAAATCTGGCGGCACAGGGCCTGCTGACGACCGGCAACACCGAATCCAGTCAGATCTCGGCAGGCAACACCTATCAGAACGCGCTGAACAGCAACGCGACGACCGCTACCGAGGCCCTCGCTGAGATTGAACGCGCGATTACGCAGGCGCGCTTAAACGGCGATATTCAGAAAGCCAACGCGCTGGCGGATCTCTACAAGGAGGTTGCGGGCAAGCAGCTGGACAACGTAAACAGCATTATCTCCGCTATGCAGTGGGGTCAGCAGTTCGGGCTTTCGCAGGCCGAGCAGACCGGCACGTACAACGGCGCTAATACGATTGCCATGCGGCAGCTGCAGATGCAGCTTGAACAGCTGGAAGAGGACAAGCTCAACGGTAAAATCGACCGCGAGACAGCACAGAAGCAGATGGAGTATATTCAGGCGCAGATTGAGAAGATGCGGGCCGAAACGACCGGTCAGAACCTTTCCAACAAGTATTCTCAGTGGCAGCTTAACCAGCTTTAACTACGCCAGAAGGCGGCGATTTTCGCCGCCTTCTCTCTTTAGGAGGTTCATATGAGTTTTTACAGCGATTACGAAAAGAAGAAAAACAAGAACAAAACGTCCGCGCTGCTGAAGGTGCCGCAGGTTGTTCCGCAGAAGCCGGCACATCAGGACAACAGCCGCCGTGCGACGGCGGCGCGCAACAGAGAACAGCAGCGTGTACAGGCGCACCAGAATGCACTGCGGCCTGCAAGTACTTATCTGACCGGCGGCGGCACAACAAGAAGTCAGCCGTATGCGGCTTCTCAGCAGCGGAACACTGTTTTTCAGCAGCGAGGGAACACGCGGCAGGGCCTTTCCGGCACAGGCAGCCGGAACACGCAGCAGAACAATGTACGGCAGCCTGCAAGCACCTATCTGACCGGCGGCAGCGTGACAAGAAGTCAGCCGTATGCGGCAAGTCAGCAGAATCAGCTTTTTTCGGCAAGAAAGGCGGCAGAGCAGCGGCGCAATCCGCGGCAGAACGTTTCTACAGCCAGTAAGAGCAGCGGAGACGGCAACCCGACGCTGACGCAGTTTCTCAAAAACTCTATGGAGTGGCACAAAACCAATGACCCGGACAAGAGGGCACAGCTGCACGCGCAGAACGACGCCTTGCGGCGCAAGCTCGGTTATGACTACAACCCGCAGACCGGCGCCTCTTTTGATAAGTTCGGGCACGAAATGACCGCCGGCGTGCGCATGGCCTACGGCAGCACGCCGACCGAACGGCTGAATCAGGCAACTAAGCTACTGCATACCTCGGGCATTATGGGTAAGACAGACAAGGCAACTGTCTACCCGACCGCCATGCAGGCGGCGCAGGGACTGGATGAGGACTATTTCAGCGGCCAGACCGGCTACAATGCACACAAGACGATGCATGACCTGTTTAACCGCTCGGATGAGACGTGGAGCAGCGAGGACACGCAGAGCCGCGACAGGGCACGTCAGGAGCTTTCCGATGAGATGAGCCGCATTTTGAAGCGGTACGGCCTTACCTATCAGCCGCGCGACAACGCGGACGATATCATGAACCGGCTGAAAGCCGCCGGTGCGGATGAACAGACGCTTGCGTATGTGCAGGAAAATATTGACCTGCGGCACGCGGCGGACCGCCTCGGCAACAGCATGGAGGCAGTCGGCAAGCGGTGGATCGCTTCGATGCCGTCCCTCGTGGACACCTCGCGTCAGGTGAGCGCGAACGTGGAGGAGAGCCGCCAGAACGAGGAATACCGCCAGCTTGAGGAGCAGGAGCAGACGCTTGAACTCACCCTGCAGGGCATGAACAGCACAGCAGCGGACGGCTCGGTTCCGGCAGACTATCAGGCGGTGTACGATCAGCTGCAGGAGGTCCGCAAGCGCAAGAACGAGCTGACCGTAAACAAAGGCGTAGACCCGAACAAATGGTCTCAGCGCATGCTGCGCGAGGCGAACGAGGCACAGGCGAACGCTGAGGCCGGTTTAGCACCTGCGCCGCGCTGGCTGACCGAGCAGGGCATTTCCCTTGCGGGCAATGCGCCGGTGATGGCGGCAAGTGCGATTCCGGTCGTCGGTCCGGCGGTCGGCTCGATCATGATGGGCGGCCAGGCGGCCGGTCAGCGCTCGTTTGAACTGAATGAGCAGGGCAAGGGTGCGCGGGAGTCGCTGACACGTGGTTTGACGTCTGGTGCGATCGAGGCGGCAACCGAAAGACTGCCGCTCGGTCAGATGAGCAAGATTTTGCACTCCGGCGGCGTGAATGCCGTAAAAATATCCTCATCCAGATGGGTGAGGAGGCGACAGAGGAAAGCGCAAGCTATTTCATGAACTATGTTGCGGATAAGGCGGCGCAGGATCCGGACGCAAAGTTCAGCCTGCAGGAGCTTGCCCAGAGCGCCGCAGGCGGCGCGTTCGGCGGCTTGGTGTTTGGCACGGCGGGTGCGGTCACTTCTCGCGGTGTATACGGCAGTCCGACGGAAAATCAGCTCACCAATCGCCCTATGATGAACTATGAGGTACAAGCAGATACGCCTTATCTGCAGGTGGAGCAGTTCACCGAACCGCTGACGCAGACGATGGTTAAAATTGATGAGCAAATGCGCAAGGCAAATGCACTGCCGGAGGGAACCATCAAACAGCAGTATACAGCTGCGCTGCAGGAGGACGCCCAGCGCGTAAGCAAGCAGCTGTCTATTCTGGAGAATAACCGTGCAGAGCTTATGCAGGCGAGGAATATCGCTGAAAGGTTTGGAGCAAAGTTTGAACTCGCAGACCTCGGCCCTGCGGGCGGTAAATATGAAAACGGTACGATTACAGTCAATCCGTATTCCTCGTCACCGGTGCGGCAGGTTCTGGTGCATGAATTAACGCACCATTTGGAGAACAGCGGCAGCTATAACGCATTGCAGGAGATGGCGTTGCATCTGTTCACGCAGGAACAGGGCGTTTCTGCGGATGTACTGCGCGATAATATCACTCGAATGTACGCAGAACAGGGTGTTACGCTTGATACACAAGCGGCAAACCGTGAACTGACGGCGGCGTTCTGCGAAAAGCGGCTGTTTCAGGATGACGCCAGCATTCAGCGCCTGGCACAGACCGATGTATCGCTTTTCCAGCGGATTCGCCAGTGGATCGCAGATACAGTAATTCGTCTGCGAGGAACAAAAGAGCAGCAGCAGCTCCTGGAGCTGCAGAGACGCTATGAAAAGGCTGCGCGTACTGTTGGCACTGTGCAGGACAGAGGGGCACAATATCAGATTCGGCAGGATGCTGCGGGCAATGACTTTGTGCAGGTCGATGGGGATATTCTGGACGGCAAGACAGAGAAAGAGCATGCTGCGATACTGAGCAATATTATCCAGAATAAATTTGGAAATATTATTGAGGCGAACGGTCAGACCTTTGGCGTGAATAATAAGACAAACCGCGAGTGGAGACGATCCAAGGATGCAGGCGTACTCTATTCGTCAGATAAACAGACTTATTATGATAAAATTCGTGCGTTTAATAATGCGGATGAGCTTATGCAGACATCAACAAATTATGTTGGTGAAGCACCGAAACATCCACGCAAGGATAATTTCAGGGAATTTGCGCGTGGCAAGGTGGATTACAAGGTGGGCGAAAACGGCTATACTGCGGATGTTGTAGTAGGAATAAAGCCGGATGGCAGTGCGCTTTTATATGACATTGTAAATGTGAAATCTAAAAAAATAACGGAAACACCTTTATTACGGGTCAATGGGACAAAAGTCACACAACCCATAGTCGGTGTTTCCGCTGAGAACAGTATAGCACTCGATAACACAAATAGCAATACTTCCGGAACAAAATTCAAGGGTCTTGCGCTGCAAAGAGAATACCGTCAGGCGGTTGAAAGCGGCAATATGGAACGCGCGCGCGAAATTCTTGCAGAGAAAGCTGCAAGGCGTGGTTATTTGTCGTATGATACCACAGCGGATACACAAAACCACATCATTCAGAATGCAAATCCGGTAGAGGATGATTACCATACATGGATTCGCCATGCAGGAGACGTTCATAGCTTTGCAGAAGTTCTGAATGATTCGGATTGGAATGGTATGGATTTCGACCCGGATTATACATGGGACATGGCACAGAGGGCATTGCAAACAGGCGAAATTACGGTTTACAGCTCTTATCCGATTGGTACGCTTGGCGGGTTTGTTACACCGAGCCGAATGGAGGCGGAAGGCTATGCAGGCAACGGCGAGGTTTACAGCAAAACCGTAAACCTTGACGATATTGCATGGATTGACCCGACCCAGGGGCAGTATGCACCGACGCAGAACGGCGGTATTTACAAGCAGGGTTCGCCTTATGCGAAAATACCGGATGTGACGTATGACGATAATGGTAAATTGATTCCGCTGTCACAGCGATATGATGACAGCCGCACAGATTCACGGTATACACTTGGCTTCACGCCGGAGCAGATCGCAAAGGGAACGGTTCCGCTCTCCGAGGCGATGCAGTACGGCAAGACGCCGGAACAGGCGATGATGGAGGCGCGGGCGAAGGCTGAGGGCGAGAGGGCGCGTAATGGTTATGAAAAAGGCGAAACCATGTCGTTCAAGACTGGGACCCAAATGGGCTACCCCAGCGACACAGTTTCGCCTGACGGAAGTGATATCCCTTCCGTTGATAACAGTATATCCCCAAATGCGGAGAATGGCAATACAGAAGTTAAACCGCTCGGCAACTATGAGATGTACGGCAAGAGCAGGGAACAGGCGATGCGGGAGCTGCAGAACAAGCTGACGGAAAAGCGCTCGTTCCTGCATGACGATGATTACAAGCAGGTGCGCGCGGTACAGTCCGCCGAGCTGCGCGAGACGTGGGAGCAGGCGCGACCGGTACACGAGCAGATCGAGAAATTCCAGAAGAACCACCCGCTTTCCACCAAGGATGAGCAGCTGCTGCAGGCCGCTATGGTGAACGGCGCAACGAACACGTTCAGCCAGTGCGACGATCCGGCGGCGGTGATGCACCGGTATCAGATGCAGCAGGAACTGAATCGCCGGATGCAGCCGATCCGCGACTATCAGCGGGCACGTGGCGAAACCATGGCACTGAATGCCGAGGAAATGGCGGACACCATTGCTGAGTTTGCCAAGGACAAGAAGATTCCTGGTGCGTACAGCCGTGAGACGATGGAGCGCAACAGCTACGACATTTTCGGAAAGAACAACCGCGACAAGGCCGAACAGCTGAATGATGAGTATTTTGCGCCCGTCCACAAGGCGGTGGCAGACCGCACGAACTATGTGAACACCATGCGTCAGCAGGTGGCAGACTTGCACCTGAGCAAGCACGAATCCGCACTGGTGCAGATGGCGCTTGAGGGACGGAATGACGTTGCCGCCGAGTACATCAAGAACAACAACATCAAGGTGACAAGCAAGCTGCAGAAGAATGTTGCGGACGGCGTGGCAACGTTTCAGGCGATTTACAAGGAACTGTATGACTCACTCAACGAAACGCTGCTCTCCAACGGCATGGAGCCGGTACGCGCCCGCAAGAACTATGCGCCGCATTTTGTGAAGGACAAGCCGGACACGCTGCTTTCACGTATTCGCTACAGCTTTGGCTGGGGCAAGGACAGCTCGGTAAATATCGGCACGGATATTGCCGGTATTACGGACGATTTCAGCCCCGGCAAGAAGTGGTTCGGCAACCTGCTCCAGCGCGATGGCGAACTGACCGACTATGACGCGGTTGCGGGCTTTGACCGGTACATCGAGACCGCCGGTGACGTTATCTTTCTGACGGACAGCGTACAGCAGCTGCGCTCGCTTGAGGACGCGCTGCGGTACCGGCTTTCGGACGAGGGCACGCGCGAGAAGGTAAACCAGATCCGCAACGACCGCAGTCTGAACGCGCTTGAACGGCACCAGAAGATTCAGGACGCCTACGACTCCAACACGGATAATATCCAGAAGCTGTACAACCAGAAGAAGCAGGGCATGGGCGGCTATGTTTCCAACCTGCACGAGTATATCAACAACCTTGCGGGCAAGAAGGCACGCGCGGACCGCGGCTGGGAGGAAATGATCGGCCGACAGATGTACACGGTAGCGAAGAACGTTGAGGGACGTGTGGCGGCGAACATGATCGCCATGAACCCCGGCTCGTGGATCACGAACTTTATCCCGATCACGCAGGCGAGCGGCGAGGTGAGCACGGCAAACCTCATCAGAGCCATGCGCGACACGGTGAAAAGCGCCGTGAAGGACGACGGCTTTACGGATGGCTCGGTGTTTCTGACCAACCGCGAGGGCACGCAGTTCCTCGACCGGACGCTGACACGCAAAATCTCTGATATTGCCGGTATGCCGATGGAGGCAATCGACCATTTTACCAGCAACGTGGTGACAAGAGCAAAGTATCTGCAGAATATTCAGAACGGCATGAATGTGCAGGAGGCGTTCGACAATGCGGACACGTTCGCCGCCAATCTGATGGCAGACCGCTCCAAGGGCGCACAGCCGACCGCGTTTAACAGCGTGAACCCTGTCCGCAAGGTGTTTACCATGTTCCAGCTTGAGGTGAACAACCAGCTTTCCTATCTGTTCAAGGACTTGCCGCGGGCAAAGCAGAGCGTACCAAAACTGGCGTGGGCGTACACGAAGGTATTTACCGGAGCGTACCTGTTCAACGCGGTGTATCATCAGCTGACCGGCCGTGATTCGGCGTTTGACCCCATCAGCATAGTTGGTGATGCGTTCGACCTTGACCCGCTGGAGCTGATCGCGGAGGCATTCGGTCTGGGTGACGATGACGACAAGGACAAGAAGAAAAAGTCCGGTGTGGATATCGCGCTTGACCTCGGCGAGAACGTGGCAGAGCAGATTCCGTTTGTGGGCGGCTTAATCGGCGGCGGCCGTGTGCCGATCTCCTCGGCCTTCCCGGCTTTCGGCAAGCTGAAAGAGGAATATGAGAACGGCTACGACAACAAGCGCATTGCGCTTGACGCGGCAAAGAGCGCGGCCAACTCGGCGGCGTACCTGCTGCTGCCGTTCGGCGGCGGTGCTGTAAAGAAGGCGCTTGAGGGCGCGGCAACCATATATGCGGGCGGCAGCTACAGTCTGGACAAGAACGGCGAGAAGATCCTGCAGTTCCCGCAGTACGGCCAGAGTCCGAGAGATTGGGCGCAGGCTATGCTGTTCGGCAAGTCGTCGCTCAAAACTGCGCAGGAGTGGGCTGACGATGATTACAACAGCCTGAACGCAGACGAGACGAAGGTATTCGAGGAGCTGCGGCAGCGCATGAGCTGGAACAAGGACGAGAATGGCAACACTATCGACAATTCCGAGGCGGTATTTGCGGCTATTAAGGCCATGAAGCAACCACTGCGGATGCCAAGGAGAAATACGGCTACGAGAATTACAAGGAGATTGCGGCGGCTTCCATCCGTCAGATGCTGCTTGCAAACAACGACCTTACGCCGATGCAGAAGAAAACGCTCGACCGGCAACTGCTGTCGGCCGGTGATTCCGCAGACTACAACTCTCAGGATGCGTTTGATATTAGCCAGTATGTGCGCGAGAGCAGACAGGACGACGCGGCCGAGGCAATCAAGCACGGTATTTCGGTTGATGATTTCGTCAAGTGGGACAGCGTGATCGAGCAGACATTGGCGGACAACTATGTTGACGCCAAGGACTACGAGGACGGCGAGAACAACCAGCTTTACGCGAAAAACGCTGTGCTGCAGAACATCCTCGACGAGTATGACAAGGACGGCGAACACACGGATGCGGAAAAGAACGCGTTTGCGGACTATGTGCTCGTTTCCGCCATGGGCGAGAGCGACAAGGAGCGTTGGGATGCGGTAAAGGGTACGGTAAATGCAACTGACTTTGTACAGTTTGCGGGCGACATGGCAACGTACAACAAGGAGTACAAGGGTTCCGGCATGAGCAAAAGCGATGCGATGCAGGCCATTCTCAATGGCTATGGCAATCTGTCCGACACGCAGAAGGACGCGCTTTTTGGCGCGTACAGCAACAGCGCGTCCGGCAATGCGTTCCATATCTCTAAGTACGAGGAAGCGATCAAGGACCGCAAGTTCTACAGCTACCTCAAGGACGCCGGAAAGAAGGAGCTGCGCTCCATGCTCAACAGCTACGAGAATCATGTGGCGGACAATGACAAGCTGTCCGGCTGGGAGGCCAAGGCTGCAGTTGCCAAGGAGGCCGGTATTTCGCCGGGTGTGTATGCGCTGTACCAGATGGCGCTCAAGGCGGCAGACACGGACGGCAAGGGCGTAAGCCAGGCAAAGGCCAAGGCCGCCGTAGAATCAATTGACGGACTGACGCAGGCACAGAAGGCGTACCTCTGGCAAAGCTCGAACCGTAAATGGAAGAAGAACCCGTTCGGTTCAGCTACAGTTTCGAAGTACCAGTACGCGGGCGGCGAGTTCGCAAACCCGGTTGAGGGCGGCACGATCCCAGACGGTGGTGCATTTGGTCCGCGTAAGGCGTTTACAACAAGCAATGGCGCAACATCGTCTAAGTGGCACAAGTCCATTGACATTGCCGCGCCTGCCGGTACGGCGATTAATTCGGTTCAGGGCGGCAAGGTAACCGCAAACGGCTGGGTTTCCGGTTACGGCTGGACGATTGAGGTAACACATGACAACGGCTATGTGAGCATGTACCATCACATGCAGAACCAGAGCAGCGTTGCGGTTGGCACGGAAGTAAAGCAGGGGCAGACGATCGGCAACGTCGGCAGTACCGGCAACTCGACAGGTCCGCACCTCGATCTGACAATTACCAAGGACGGCACGCCGGTTGACCCTGCGTCGCTCATCGGCGATTACAAGAATGCCAAGACCGGGTACGTCTACGAAGGCTCGCCGGTTTACACGCAGCTGTCCTCGGCGGCAAGCAAGAGCAAAAAGAGTTCCGGCGGGTCGAGTAGGTCGAGTGGCGGAAGCAGTTCCGGCGGTTTGAAGCAGCTTAAGGGACTTAGTGGTTTGAAAGGATTGGGATTCTGA